AATGGCTATCACAACTTATGCAGAGCTAAAAACTGCGCTGGATAATTGGCTGGCTCGATCAGACCTGACGAGCCGCACGCCGGAATTTATCGCGCTGTGCGAGGCTCGAATGAACCGCGAGCTCGAGAGCAGATCGCAAGAGAAACGCGTCACATCTACTTTTAATGTTGGAGACCCTTACCTCACACTGCCTACTGACCTGCGTCAGATTAGGACAGTGCGTTTAAACACAAGCCCGAGGACAGTTTTAAAATATCTGGCGCCGACCGCAGCTGACGATGAATACAGCGGAACAGGAAATGGTAAACCACTGGCCTACAGCGTAATAGGCAACGAGCTGTATATTAGGCCGACGCCAGATAGCGCTTACACGATCGAGATCGCCTACGTCGGTGCGATCGACGCGCTGAGCGACAGTAATACAACAAATACAATTCTCAGCAGGCATCCAGACGCTTACCTGCACGGCTCTCTGAGCGCTGCATATGGATACCTTCTAGATGATAACCGACAAGCGCAGCATGACGCGCTTTTCACCCGCGCTTTGGGTGAAATTAAACTTGAGGAAGATAGTGTTCGGTGGTCTGGCTCACCGCTCACAATGCAATCACAGTATGGAGAGATTAGATGAGTGCATTAACAAATTATGCGGAAAACAAGGTGCTTGACCACGCGCTGGGAACAACATCATGGACGATGCCGACCCAGCTTTACATTGGCCTTGCAACTAGCTCTTTTGGTGAAGCTGCAACGACTGGAAGTGGGACCGAACTCTCAGGCTCCGGCTATGCACGACAGTCGATTGACTTTGACGCAGCATCCGGAGGCACAACTGATAATTCGGCTGCGGTAGAATTTCCAGCAGCTACTGGCAGTTGGGGAACAGTAACCTCGTTCGCTTTGTTTGATGCTTCCACAAATGGCAACGCAATTATTTATGGTGATTTTTCAGCATCAAAAACAATTGCCACCGGCGATATTCTAAGAATAGCTGCTGGTGATTTGGATGTAACAGCGGCCTAATTAGGTACTAATTTATGGCTGAAATCCTTGGCCCCAGTCTCGAACAGCTCGACAACTGGGGTAGCCTCGACGATCTTGATTTTATCGGCAGTCTTGAAGACCTCGATAATATCAATTTATTCGAGGCCAGCGCGTCGGTTACCGGCGCGGCCAGTATATCTGCAGGCGTACAACGCAAGCAGTCTGTTTCGGCCTCAGTAAACATATCAGCGACGACGTCTGGTGCATCTGCTCGGGTACAAAATGTGTCATCTGCTGTTAGTTTTGCTGTTACTCAAAGCAGCTCGGCCGTTCGAATTCGAACGGTTGCGGATGCTGTAAGTTTTGCGGTTACCGAAAATACAACCGCATCCAGAGTTCAGTCTGTTTCTGATGCGGTTGTATTATCATTAAATCAGAGCTCTTCTCTCCTCCGCATTCAAAGCGTAAGCTCTAGCGTTAGCGCATCAGTTACGACCTCTGCTAGATATGATGTAACAATTGGCATTGATGGCTCAGCCGCCATCGCAGTAACGCAATCAAGTGCAGCTGTTAGAGTTCGGATTGTTTCATCAGCACCAAATATTGCAGTAAATCAGACATCATCTGCGTCAGCTACCTTAGTCTATACAGCTAGTGTCACCGGCGCTGCGAGTTTAACATCTTCAGCAATTATTAAAGCAGCTGGTGTTTCTTCGTTAGAGGTTGCTGTCACTGCAGCTGCCTCGAGCATTCGAGTACAGTTACCAGCTGCATCGACTGATATTTCTCTAACACAAAGCTCGCAAGCCACTCGAGTGCAGCTGCCAAATAGTTCTGTGGATACTGCAGTAACTATTGCTGTATCTCAGAATATTACCGCATCTGCGGCTGCATCTGTCTCTGCTTCTATAAATCAAACTAGTGCATCGACTAGAATTCATAACGCTACTGCATCTATTACCGGCGCTGCGAGTTTAATTGCTAACGCTGACGCAGTCCTAGCAGGCGTCAGCTCTGTAAATATTGTATTTTCGGTCGCAACTGCGGCAGAGAGAATTCAGCTACCGACATCGAGCGTATCTGTTGCAGCCACACAATCTAGCACAGGCACTCGTGTACGAACTGTAAGCGCCTCAGTCACAGTCTCAGGTCTCGAGGCTAGTGTTAGTGAGCGAGTAAGGACTGCAGCTGCATCTCTTGATATTGCGGTTACGCAGGCGAGCACTGCAGAGATTGTCAAAGATGTCTCGAGCTCTGTGTCTCTGGCAGTTACGCAGTCGAGCACCGCAGAAAAAAGATTAACAGCTGCAGGCAATGTAAGTTTTGACGTTACACAAACGTCGTCGCTTACGAGAGTTGCTGCAGGCAGTGCGACAGCAAACATTGCAGTAGAAACAACGACGTCAGCTGCAGCCACGTTTGTAATTAATTCAAGTGTCTCCTCAGCAATCACCACCTCAGCCGCGGCTGGCATATTGTGGATCCTCGACACATCTGCGACCGAGACCTGGACAGATCAAACGTCCACGACTGAGACCTGGACAGAGCAGACATCCACGACTGAAACATGGAGCGAAGCAGCGTGATCACCTTTGGCGAATGGCTACCTGATCAAGAGGCTTTAAATAGCCGCGGAACGACGTTTGCAAAAAATGTTATTCCTATGCTCTCCGGCTATCGCAGTTTTAAACAATTAGCGCCTGTTTCCAATGCTGCTACAAATGAGCTGCTTGGAATGTTTGCTGGCAAAGACGACGAAAGCAGCGCGCAAATTTATGCAGGTGACGCAGGTAAACTTTATGAGTTTTCACCTGGCACCTTGGCGATGACTGACCTCAGTAAAAGCGGCGGATATAACACGCTTGGTTCTAATAAATGGAATTTCAGTCAGTTTGGCGAAAAAGTTTTAGCCACGAATTACGACGACAATATTCAAATAGCGACCGTCGCTGATAGCACAGCATTTGCTGATCTTGGAGGCACTCCGCCGCGAGCTCATTTTATAACAGTGGTTCGTGATCAAGTAATGGTCGCCAATACCTACGACAGTACAGACCTGGAAAAACCTTATAGGATTTGGTGGAGCGGATTAAACGACGAAACCTCTTGGACCCCTGGCACTAATTTATCCGACTACCAGGATATATCTGACATCGGCCACTGCACGGGGCTCGTCGGTGGAGAGTATGCCATCGCGTTGTTTGAAAAAGCGATCGTGCGTGGGGTTTTTACAGGCTATCCAACTGTCTATGAGTTTTCAAAATTAACCACTGCAAAGGGATGTACAGTTCCTGGGTCAGTTGCAGCTGTCGGCTCGAGCCAAGTGTTTTGGTTTGGAGATGATGGTTTTTACATGCTCCAAGGTAATGAGATTAAAGCGATTGGCGCTGAAAAAATTAATCGATGGTTTCTAGATCGGCTCAACGTCAGCTACAAACAAAACATGTCAGCTGGGGTGGATCCGCGTTCGCAAAATGTCATATGGAGTTTTCCATCGACATCAAGCGCTGATGGCAGTAACGACGAAATACTTATTTATAACTACACTCTAGATCGCTGGAGTTACGCTGAGGAAAACTGTACAGCAGTCGCGCCTCTTTTTACGGCTGGATATACGCTAGAGGAACTAGACGCCTACGGTGGATTAGATAATTTGCCAGCGCCGCTTGATGACGCGATTTGGCAAGGAGGCGCCTTTTTCTTCGCTGGCGCAAAAGACAAAAAAATACAATCTTTTACCGGCGCAAGTTTAGACGCGACTGTCGACACTGGTGAATTCCAGGTCGCGCCAGGACGCCGCTCGGTTGTTAATTTGGTTATCCCTTACATCACATCAAACAGCGGCCAATCGCAAACGGTGACCGCAAAGGTTGGATCTCGATCACGTCAAGTTGACCAGCCGACCTTTACCAGTGCCTCGAGTTTAACAAGCGATGGTTATTGTCCTGTGAGATCGAATGGCGCTTTTCACAGAGTTCGTGTCGACATTACCGGCGAGTGGAACCTGGCTATGGGGGTCGACGTTGAT